AAAGCCAATTGAGCCAGTAAAGCCACAACCAAAGCCAATTGAGCCAGTAAAGCCACAACCAAAGCCAATTGAGCCAGTAAAGCCACAACCAAAGCCAATTGAGCCAGTAAAGCCACAACCAAAGCCAATTGAGCCAGTAAAGCCACAACCAAAGCCACAACCAAAACCAATCGAGCTAGTAGAGCCACAACCAACACCACCAAAGCTACGACCAAAACCAATTGAGCTAGTAAAGCTCGTTCCTGGGCTACCTGGCGAACCAGTAAAGCCACAACCAAAGCCAATCGAACCAGTAAAAAAACAAACAAAGCGCGTTCCTAAGCAACCTAGTAAGCCAGTAACAAAACCGTTACTTGGCAGTAACTATATTACAAGAACGTTAACTCCATATCTAAAGATAATGCCGTAAAGGAGGTGTTAACATGGCTGTAAATAAACCATGGAAAGCGCCTCCTCAATCAGTTAGAAAGAAACTACCAGATAGCTACTTCTTGCTACCAAGCCAGAAGAAGTTCCCAATCAAAGAATGGAGAGGTGTGCAAAAAGGGCAAGTAAACATTAACGCACTCCGAAGCGCCCTAAGACTTGCCAGAATGCACGGTTACAAACAAGTCGCAGCGAAAGCAGAGAGACTTCTAAACAGCTATAAAAAATCCAAGTCCTAAACCCAAATTAGAATGCCCTTGAGACTGCGTAGAATCAATTTTAAGCCAGGGTCAAGGGCGTGGATATACTTTTATATATCCCGCCCACTTAACCCCTGCTTAAAATCGATTTAAACGCGAGTTATCTTTTAAATCGATTTTAAGGCTGGCTTAGGAGTGCGGATAGTATTTCATACGTACAACTGCCCTAACCCATGCTTAAAATCGATTCTACGCGGTCTCAGAGGCAAAATATTCGGGGGTGAGAACCTTGATGTGGCTAATTGCAATTTGGATTATAACCTGGGTGTTTAGTTTTGCTGAGGTGCACGTATTCATAAATTTCAGAGGCAAAATCCTAGGCATGGCTATCGCACCCCTAATCTTCCTGGATGCTACACTTGAACGAAACCACTACTTACTGGAAGCTGTTCTGAAACACGAACGTGTGCACTTGCTACAGGCGCGCATGCTTAGTCCATTGATATTCATTGTGCTATACTCCGGATTCTTTGTTGTGCAATTCGTGTACTTCATCATTAAGCTAAGAAACTGGAAAGATGCTTATTTTAAAGCTTACTTTTACAATCCTTTTGAAATTCATGCACGTAAAAAAGCACCAGGTGTAATACAAGGACTTGCTGAAGAATAACATAAAGATTCTTCATGTTCTAGGACTTACTATAAGCAAAGAAATTAAATTAATTACTTATGCTTTCAATTGCTTATAGTAGCTCTTAGTAGTCTTAGTAGCATATAGTAAGCTTATAGTTATATATACACTAAGACTTACTATAAGCAAAGAAATTAAATTAATTACTTATGCTTTCAATTGCTTATAGTAGCTCTTAGTAGTCTTAGTAACCTATAGTAAGCTTATAGTTATATATAAATATATATAAATATATATACACAGTGTAACATGATCATAACTATGTTTCTCGTTTGTTAACTTTATGTTGCATCAATGGGGTGGTTCCTAGGAGGGGCGTACAGCTCAGGTACGCGCCGCGCGGCAAGCGTAGGCATTTGGCGAGCGTAGGAGTGCGCTCCAAAGTGCAAAAATATTGCAAAAATTTCTGAGCGCATCTCATCGCGCTCCGCGCAGGGTGTATTCCCCCATAGGGTATGCTTTAAGCGCGCCTCAGGACTGCCTCATGCTCAGCAAGAGAAATCCAAGCGGTGTCCGCTGCGCGGACAACTCTACCTCAAGCAAAACCCGCCTCATGTATCTATATCGCCTGCCTCGTGCGGTCCTAGGTGTGCGCCAGGTGCGCGGCCAACGCATGCGCAGGGCAGTGTCCTTGTGCGTGCGTTTTTATGTCTAACGTACGCCTAAGCTATCCTTGTACATGCGTTTTTATGTCCAACGTACGCCTAAGCTGACCTTTGCCAAGCTTACGACTCATTCGTTAAACACTAACAACCTAAAGATACATTCACAATAAGCTATTAAGTGCGCGCGCAAGGGCGCGCGAGTAGCAAAAAATAAACACGCGCGCAAGTCTAAGACTGGCACGTATAAACACTGGTTAACCTATGAAAAGCCGAAGAATAAAACGCGCGCAAAACAATTCTAAAAAATTAGAAAACGCGCGGAAAAGTTTACAAAAATTTAACATTAAAAGGCTTGACAAAAGTGTAAAATCTGGTACACTAAAAGTGTAGCAAGCTGAAGCTTGCAAAAAAATTAAAGAAGGAGGCTGGTCAAGATGAAAAAAGGTACTGTAATTTTTGAAAACAACTTGATATTCATTAGAGATGAAACCGGAAAATATTATCTAGTAGGTGTATGCGAGTATAACAAACAGAAACCAAAAACAGAATGGAATATAGAAACAGAATTAATCCAGGTGGAAAAACTAGCTAATGAATTCGGAATCACAATCCTTGAAGAAGCTTTAATTTTCCACCATTTTCAAGCACAACCATACATTATGGATATTCAGCCAATTGCGAGATAACAACCAAGTGCGTGCGCGTCTTGCGCGCGCACTTAGTTATATTAAAAGGAGTGAGAGTATGATAAGACATGCAAGAGTTAGAAAACTTGGTAAAGTAGTTTTTGTCTTTAATAAATGGATGATAGACCGGCCAGTAGACGACGTGTATTTCGACAATATAGCAAGATTTTTATACATAGTTTTAACAGATGACAGGTATAATAAACGTGGTAAATACAGTTTATAAGACGCGCGGCTTCACGCGCGTTTTAAAACCTAAATAGGATATATTTGGATGCACTTAGTGTGTATGTTATTTAAACGTGTGATTATATACGCGCGCGCTAATAATAAACCGCAAGAGGAATTTACAGAGATTTAACAAAAGTTTACAGAGAGTTAACTTGACAGAAGCCATAGAACCTTGATATAATAGAAGTGTGCAACGAGAGAAGGGAGAAGGAGGTTGATAAAATGTTATGGCTAGACAGTCAAGTAGAAAAGGTGGTTAAAAAAATCTCCGATAAGGAGTTGCAGGAATACTTAGAAGAATTAGACGATGCAGACATTGATTATGCGGTGGTCTACCTTGAAGGAATAAAACAACTTATTGATTATACAGAGGGATTAATTCGGAAGGTGTATTGTTTTAGTAAATACATAGAATACATAGAAGAATACATTGACGCTAGCTACTGGCTGGCAGATGTAGTTAAAGAGGGCTTATTAGAAGTATATAAAATCAACGAGAAAAATACCTATGTGATTATATACGCACGCAAAAGTTAACAAAAATTTTACATTAAAACGCTTGACAAAAATTTGAAAATCTGGTAAAATAAAAGTGTAGCAAGCAAGAAACTTGCAAACTCAAGAATGGAGGTGGTAAAATGAAACTGAGAGAAGACGAGAAAAGCTTAATTGATGATGCTTGGAGAAGTGATTTTGATATTGAAATTTACAGAAAAGACTATATAGTTGTATTAGAAAGTAAAACATGGTATTCAAACAACTGCACGATACGACACTATGTTTCTCAAAGAGATATAGTTGTATACGACAATAAGTTTGGATATGCTACAATTGTCGATATAGCGGAAGATGCCGAACAAGCTATAGAAACACTAAAAAAATTATCAATAACTGAAATAAGAAAAGAAGGTGGATACACATGTTAAAAGTTGTTACTTATGTAAAAGACAAACCTACTGCTAAAGCTATAAAAGAGATTATTGAAAACTTTTTAAAAACAGAAGATATATTTATATACGATTTAATGGAAGCCTTTGAACCTGAAGTCACTACACAACTAGCAGAAAAATACGGGATAACAGAAGAGCAGGTAAGAGACTTGTGGTTGGTGTTTTATAGTGGATTATTAGAGCAATTTGAAGAGTTTATTCAAGAAGTTTTAGGTGAAAAATAACGGCCTGCAAAAGCAGGCCTTTTCTTTTATTAGACACACTATATATAGTATGTTTAAACCTAGACATACTATATATAGAAAACTCACGTTTAAATCAATTTTAAGGCCTGTTTTAGTTTAGGGATATATAAAATATCATCTTCGTCCGACAAAGGCCCTTCTTGTGGATTCTAGAGCGTCTGACGGGCATTTTTAAAAGGCTTTAGATATACAATTCTGACCCACAGAACCTGAGACCATTTTCCGGAATATTCTTGAAACATTTTTGTTACATACGTGTAACTTGACATCTAGGGAAGACTGTGGTATAAATATAAGCGGAAGGTGCGAGAGGGCCTTTGAAGAGTGAATAGAAAACTTGGTGGGTGAGATGGGGAAACTATAGAAGAAAAGTTTGTGGTTATAAAACTATAGAGGAGGGGATAAGATGCACGTGAGGAAATTAGAAGGAAAAAGTGTTGTAAGTGCCATTCCTACAGACTCTTTGTATAGAAAATACGATTTTTTACAAGATGATGTTAGTGTTTTACTAATAAGTGCAGAGGTGATTAAACACGTAGAAAACAAGGATGCCAACGAATTAAAAACTGAGGCATGTTGGAGAGAACAAGTGACAAATTTACAGAGATTTTTAAAAGAAGCAGAGGACCATCTAGAAATAACATCAAATGCAGATTCAGACTGGAATTTTATAGTATGCAATGATGGTCGTATTGTTTTAGGACATCTTATGGCCAATATTTGGGACCAGAAAGAGGAATACTTAGAGTTTATAGATAAAGTATTAAATGGTAGCTCACTAGAGAAACTAATTATTGATTTAGGTGAATAACAGAAGGGGGCGCTAAGCTCCCGTTTCTCTAGGTATAAGGAAGGCAACACATAGAACCCTGTATATAATATAAGCGGGCAACGAGAGAAGGGAGAAGGAGGTTGATAAAATGTTATGGAATTATGATTTAATAATGGATTTTGTACCGGTGGAACACTACGAGGATTTAGCGGATTATCTACGTTTGGATAAAGAAGTGCTTGAAGCTTTTGAAGATATTCGCGACCTTGCCAGGTATTTACAGAGTATTGATTACAAATATATGCTTCATGTGTTTAAATGGATATCAGATTTGCGTGAATACGTTGAAGATTTAGTAATTGAATATTTCTTAGCAGACCTTTACAATTATCCTGAAGAGTTAGAGAACTACATTGATGCAAGTGCTTGGCTTGTAGATAGGGTCTCAGCTGGCGATTGGGTCGTTCTCTACGTAGTGGATAAAGGTGTTTACGTGATAATTGAACGTTATTAATACGGCGAGGCGCGCCCTTGCCGTTGAAAATGGGTAGGAGGTGGAAAGATGTGGTTAAAGCAGCCAGAGAAAAAGCTACTCCATGACTGGTGGCTTTTAAGCTTGGATATAACATTAGTGCGGAAGGGGTATTCGATTGTGCTATTAAGTAGGCAGTGGTTTGATACGCAGGCGCGTGAATGGCGCGACCAGGATAAAAGGGGGATTTTTGTGTACGATGAAGAAGGCAATCAGACAGCGTATTTAGGGGATGTGTTTTCACCTAAAGAAGCTGTAAAGGTATTGAAGAAGTTTAAATTTAAGAAAGAAAGGAAAAAGCTAGTATGGATTGGCGTAAATAAAAATTAACAGAAAATTAACTTGACAGGAGATAGAGGGCTGTGGTATAATAAAAGTGGAGGTGAGATGATGATAGGAATTTTCGTAGGGACAAGAAGTACAGAGGAAAAATTTTTGAAAGAATTAAAAAAGGTTTTGGAAGAAAGCGGATTGCAAGCCAGATATGAACCATTGATTATACACCTTGCTATAGCTGATGGGTTATCTTATGATGATGCTCGACGCTTGTTTGAAGATTATGGTTATGGTGAAGATTTCGAAGAATACATCACGGATTTCAGGAAGGAATGGTATAGGAGTAATATTGACTCTATAAACGATTTTGTAGAGTACTTCTTTAATGAAACTCTACCTTACTTGAAAGAGAGGGACAACGATGCTGGGGAAGATTGATTTAGAAGCGCTAGCTAAATTGTATAAAGCTTTGATGAAACGTGATGAAATTGCAGTCAAGCTTTGGGAAGATGATGATGGAAGTTTTTGCTATGCTCTCACAAATTTTGCAGTAGTAGAAGATAGGCAAGGATTTGCGCGAGAGATACGACAAATTGTACTTGAAGTCTCAATAGACAAGGGAGATTATGTCAAACAAGCTATGGGAGATATAATTTTTGATGAGTATCAATCCATTAAGTTCTTACCTGATTTTGTTGGTAAAGTTATAATAAGTATGTTAGCAATTATTTTAGATTTACAATCAGAAGAGGAGGAAGGAGTGAACGTATGATAGTCTATCTAACACGCGAAGACTTCGAACTAGTATCGTTGCGCATTCTTAGAGAGTTCCCGACAGGTGTGGACTATGATGAATTGAAGGGTTTTGTCTTAGACTTACTTGAAAAGTTTTCGGATGAAGTTTTAGGCGAAGAATTTATTGTTGAGGTAGAAGACTTAGGGAAATTTACCTTGGACTCGTTTACGGCACATTTCTATGCTGTTTTACAGTAAAATGAATTTAAGCTAGAATTGTTTAGGGAATGGGTCTTTGACAAGTGAATAAGTCGTCCAAGCAGTGAAAGGAGTGAGATAGTGAGATTGTTAGCAGAATTATGCCTCATCGTGGCGGGGATTTGGTGGGGCTTTGTACTAAAGCATGGGTTTCTAATGTCCTGGTATATACCTTCCTTTGTCTTCCTTTTTCTGGGGGTGACACTATGGGTGGGAGCATCAAGGAGGTGATAGTATCGGGTTAGACAGAGAGCTTGAGTTAGAAGGATTTATGTGGGAAGAGGGGGCGCAAAGACTAGAGCGCACTCCTCTGTTAGTAAGAAAACAAGGTTTGTTAATTTCGACTTTTGCACCTACTTTGGTAGAGAACATCAAATCTTGGTTGCAGGAAGATGCTTTTACAGTACCTTTCGGGGATTTAATCCCTGTATTGAAGGATTTAACGCAAAAACAATGGTTAACTTTGGTAGACATAGCACTAGAAGTTGCAATAAATAAAGAAGGTGCAAGTCGACAAGCAGTTATCAAAGAAATGGGGCATGCATTGCTGTACCAGCTTGGTATTTTCAACATGCCACCGAAGCAATATAAGATTGTGTGGGAGTACGCTAAGGCATATCGCCCGCATATTGTGCATAGGATTATAAAGGAGAACGCGAAGCAGTATCTGGAAGTGCCTGACATTGATGCTTTCAGGCTCGGCTTCAGGTTTTATGCCCTGTTATATCATGCGGGACTGATTTATGAAACAAAAGCTCCGCATGGTAGGCGCTCCGTGAAGCTTATGCATATCAATCCTGATATCATAAAGCTATTCCAAGAAAAAGATATGCCTCGCCCATTTTATAAACCGATGGTAGTGCCACCGATAGATTGGCGCCTGGAGAACGGCAAGGTTGTGGAAGGTGGTTATATCTCATTACCACTACAGTTAGTCCATGGTATAAAGATGAAGGCTCCCATAAAAGGGGGCGAATGGCTTGATGCAGCGAACTTTGTGCAGTCCGTACCGTATAAAGTTAACAAGGATATGCTGGACTTTTTTGAATGGACGTTAGAAACGCAACAGCTGGTATTTCCTAAACCTGAAACTTTTATGAAGCCTATAAAGCCCTCCAACGCTACCCCTGAAATGAAGAAAGAATTTAAGTATAGAATGCGGGAATACTACGCTAACAAGAACAGAGCTCAAGGACTGTGGATATCTTATACCTTTATGAAGCGCTTAGCACATGAGTATGAGGATGAGGAGATGTATTTCCCTGTATATGTAGATTTTAGAGGTAGGATGTATTATTCTGGCGCATACATTAATCCACAAGGTCCTGACTATGTTAAAGGCATGCTCGAATTTGCAAAGAAGAAACCGATTGAGACAGAAGAAGGTTGGCGTTGGTTAAAAATTGGGATTGCTAATGCGTATGGGCTGGACAAAAGAACGTACGCGCAAAGGCTTGCCTGGTTTGAAGAGAACGAAGATTTAATTCTTGAGATAGGGTCAAATCCGGAAGATTACATGCATGAGATAAGGCGCACCTCTGAGCCTTATCAGTTCGTTCATTTGTGTAAAGAATATGTGAAGGCTCTTGAGGGTGAGCCTGTGGGCGTAATAGTGCAAGTGGATGGTTCCAACAATGGTACACAACATTTGTCCGCCTTGCAGGGGTTTAACAATAAATACGTAAACATGACATCCGAGGATAAGGTTTACGATATCTATGAAGTTGTAGCAAAGCGAACGTATGAGCTAGTCCAGGAAGATACAGATATCCACCATCAGCGCGAGAAACTGTTCTGGTTAGAGAAGGGGGTGACAAGAAGTCTTGTAAAACGCAATGTTATGACATACCCTTATTCAGTAACATTCCCTGGCATGGTGGACCAGAACTTAGAATTCATTATGAAAGAATATGGGCTTGGATTTTTTAGGGGCCACATATTTGAAATGGTAAATTACATCACGCAGAAGATTTACCAAGCCCTACAGGAACTTGTGCCATTGGATTTATTAAAATGGTTCCAAACTGCGGTAGAGAAGATAGGCAAGCCTGTTAGATGGATAACTCCAAGCTCTTTTGAAGTGAACCAAGCATATTGGAAAGCTGTAGTGCACCGTTTGCGCACAACATTTGGACAAAGGACTTTGCGTGTGTATTACCCGCGCAATAGTCCTGAAAATGGATTATTGAAACGTAAAATGAAATTAGCAATTAGTCCTAACTATATCCATTCACTGGATGCCGCGCACTTAGTGAAGATTGTGCAACGTTTCCAAAAGCCTATTCTTGTACAACATGACAGTTTCGGAGCGCATCCAGACCATATTGCGGAGCTTCAAAAGATTATCAGAGAAACCTTTGCGGAAATGTATAGCGTGCCTATACTACTAGAACAGAAAGCATTTTGGGAAAAAGAGTATGGTGTTAAACTACCAGAGCCTCCATACAGGGGCGAGTTTAATCCAGAGGAAATTTTGAAGGCTCCCTATTTCTTTGGATGAGGAGGTTGATTAGAGTGGAAAGGAAAAACATTTATGAGGAACTTGGATGGGAAGAAGTTCTTGGTTTTGAATGGGATGGAAATTACTATTCGCTTGATGAGGATGAGGCTTGGAATATACTTGAAAAAGAAGGGGCTTATCAAATTACACCTTTACCAGTAGATAAGTTAGGGCGTGATGATTTCTTTAGAACTATGGTTAGGGCGCTATTTACGGTCCTTGAGGATTTAGGAGATGAGGCGGTTGGAAATTTAATAAGTTTTGCAATGCTAAGCCTAATCGACACTTATCCTATTGATGATATCTTGGAAATGTATAACATAGCGGTGGTACACGCAGAGGATAGCTGGTGGTTTGTAATTAATTTTACAGAAAAAGTAAAGGGGGAGTGAGTATGGTAAAAAAGAACATTTTTGCAGAAACTGGGTGGACACATGAAAACAACTATATAGTTTGGGGTGGTGATTACGTGGATCTTAACATGGTTTGGGGTGGTGATTACGTGCATCTTAACAAAGAAGAAGCAGAAAAATACTATGTAACCGATGACTCATGGATAATTACAGATAAACCGTTTTACGCATTAAACAAAGATGATTTCTTAGGCACAATGTTTGCTGCTAGTATATTTTTCGTTGGTGTGAAGTTTGGCGCGCAAGCATTGTTAGAGTATCTAACTGAAGCATTGGAAGGAAGTAAACCTATTATTGATAGGCTTTTAGAAGTTGCTTCAGCAGATATTATTTATATTCCTTGTGAGGGCTGGTATTTTGCTAGCAGAGTAAAAAGCATGGAAGGAGATAAAAGCGATGATGAGGAAGAATGCATATGATGAATTTGATTTATATCCTTACTCGCAGTTTTTAGGCTGGAGTGGGGATTACCTAGAATTAACTGAGGAAGAAGGTAAAGAGGTTTTAGAAACACATGAGCATGTATTGATTACTGACAAAGAAGAGCATGAGAAAGACCGTGAAGACTTTTTCGCTACATGCGCCACCCAATTTTACGATGTTATAGAAAAGCTAGAAGATCCAAATGCAAGCGCAGCTTATATATTAAGCTCTATAGCTTATGGTGCTAACTTGGATGGGTTCCTTTTGCATTACAAAGTTTCAGTTGTTTATATTCCAAACCATGGGTGGTATTACGTGATAAACTTAAAGGAGAAAAAGGAGGACTGATAGCGTGGCTGGCAAGAAAAAAGTAGAAGAAGTTTATAAGCTTACACCGATTGCTCCCGCAAAGTTTGTAGCACTTAAAGAACCAGATCCGAAATGGGGCAAATACCAAGTGGTCTTAGTTCTGGATCCCGAAAATGATGAACACGCAAAGTTTATCGATGAAATCGAACAACTTGAACAAGAGATGATTGCACAAATACTTAAAGGAGTGCCTAAAGCTAAGCAAGCGAGATTACAGCACTTCCCTTTGATTACTCCTGAGATTATCGATGATGAAGAAACAGGGTATCTACAGTTCAGAGCTAAGAGCCAATACGTTCCTTTAGTCGCCGATGCTTTAAATAGGCAACTCGTAGATGTCCCTTATGTTCCAAACGGTAGTAAGCTTAGACTTTATGTGAAATTAACTCCTTATTTGAGTGGTCTTAACTATGGTGTTAGTTCCTACTTAAAAGCTGTGCAAATTGTGGAACTGGCTGAACGCAAGTCAGATCTAACAAACGTCTTCGAGCCAATTGACAGCGGTTTTACTGCTGATGTAGTTACTCAGGAAGATGATGACACTGTTCCATTCTAAAATAAGGAGTTGATAACGTGTATTCAAAATGGCATAAACGGAAAAAGAACTACAAGAAGCAAATCCTGGGTAAGCCTAAGAGCCAATTTGAAGAGTCCCTGGCTGAGCAGATAGCTCAGCTGGGGATTCCTGTCAAGTATGAGACAGAGCGGTTAGAATATATCCAACCTGCGCAGAAGAGAAAATACCTAATAGACTTTGACCTAGGTCCCTTCCTTATTGAAGCGAAGGGTTATCTAACCAAAGAAGAAAGGAAAAAGCTAATATGGATTAAGGAAAGCATTAATAAAGAATTAAGAATTGTTTTCCAGAACGCTTCTCTGCTGATTTATAAGGGTTCAAAAACTACGTATGGCGACTGGGCAACGAAGCAAGGTTTTAAATGGGCAGAAGGGCGAATACCGAAGGAGTGGTTAATGGAAGCAAAAGAATGGTGGGAGAAACAAAAGAAATGATAGGTGGTGATAGCGTGTTTTCCACGGAGAAGAAGTTTTTGTATCATGCACCATGTCCGAAGTGCGGTTCGCAGGATAATGTGGCTGTCTGGCAGTTGCCAGACGGCTCTCTTTACGGTAGATGTTTTACCCCTGGGTGCGATTACAAATTTCATACACGAGATGAAAAAATAAAAAGTTCAGCGACTACACGTGCTGTATCCCTTGGGGATCTGATCGATTTTGAATATAAAGAATTGCCTGCCAGAGGGGTATCAAAAGAGGTGGCAGCAGCGTATTTGTACGGCGTTGGCAGTCATAAAGGGGAATTAGTGCATGTAGCGAATTATGTAGGCATTGATGGCGCTATAGTAGCGCAAAAGATTAGAACACAAGATAAAAAATTTTATTGGCTAGGTAATCCAAAAGAGGGACTTCTGCTCTTTGGGCAACATTTATGGAATAACGGAAATGGTAAAACACTAGTAATTACCGAGGGCGAGATTGATGCACTTTCTATTGCACAAGCCACTTCCATGTCCATGGCGGTAGTATCAATTCCAAATGGTGCTGGCGGCGCTGCACGTTCAATTAAGGATCATTTAGATTGGATCGAGTCATTTTCGAAGATTGTGCTAGCTTTTGACAATGATAGCGCTGGCAAACATGCGATGGCAGAAGTTGTAAAGATCCTTACTCCTGGAAAAGTGTACACAGTAAGTTTCGGAAAGTACAAAGATGCCAACGAAGTATTACTAGCAGAAGGACCTGTAGCTTTAAAGAACATGGTTCGACAAGCTACGCCATATACTCCTGAAGGCGTAGTCTTGGGAACAGAAATAAATTACGATTTCTTAGTACAAGAACCTGATGTCAAGCCCTATGATATTCCGTTTCCAATTTTGAACGCGATGATGCGCGGGTTACATAAGCGAGAGCTTACCTTACTCACCGCAGGAACGGGAGTGGGGAAGTCCACAATGGCAAGAGAGTTAGCTTACCATTTAGCTAAAACCTATCCAGATATTCGCGTTGGGTTTGTAGCTTTAGAAGAAAGTGTAAGAAAGAGTGCATTAGGTGTGATAGCGCTACATAATAATATTCCTTTAGGTGAATTATATATGAATCCTGATAAATTATCTCCAGAACAATATGAATCAACAAAACCAATTTTAGAAAAGTTTGTATTCTACGACCACTTCGGTTCTTTACAAAGTGATAAACTGTTTAATACATTGCGATACATGGCATTAGGCTTAGGAGTAGATTTTATCTTTCTAGATCATATTAGTATTGTGGTTTCAGGATTAGAGACACATGATGAACGTAAGCTTTTGGATATTATCATGACACGGCTAAGGCAACTTGTTGAACAGACTGGAGTAGGTATGGTCGTGATTTCACACTTAAGAAAGTTCCAGTCTTCAACAACCGCTGAAGAAGGTAGAAGGATTGTACTTGATGATTTACGCGGTTCAGGTGCTTTAAAACAATTAGCTGATAATGTTATTGCGTTGGAGACAGAAGAAAAGAATTTGAAAAAGATACGTGTTTTGAAGAACCGTCTGTTTGGGGATATCGGGGAAGCGGACTTGTTAATTTATGATGAAACCACAGGGCGTTTAACCGCAGCGGGAGAGGATTTCGGCTTTTAAGGAGGCGAGAAGATGATTTGGTGGGTGTTAATGTTTTTTAGTGCTGGAGTGGCTATTTTAGCTTTTGACATAGCGCTTGAAGAATACTATCAAATTTGGAGGTGATTACATGAAGGTTATGTTTTTTGGTAAACAAAGAGCAGGGAAAGATACGGCGGCGGATTATTTAGTCAGAAGGTATTGCTTTACTAAAATACCACTAGCTACACCGCTTTATGAAATTTTAGAGAAATATTATGGGGTTTATGAAAAAGATAGACAGAAGCTTATTGATTTGGGCAAAGGTACAAGACTTGTAGATCCAGATGTTTGGGCTAAATATGCGTTGCGTGAAGCGTTATTTTATGATCATGTGGTTATACCTGATGTGCGTTTTCCGAACGAATATATGTTATTATTACGATCAGGATTTATTCCTGTAAAGATTGAGGCAGATGTAGTAATCAGATCTTCGCGCGAAGGATATACTCCAGAGCACGAGAATGATCCATCTGAAAAATATGTAGACATGTTTGAGTGGGACTGGATTGTAGATAACAACGGAACATTAGTCGAGCTCTATGAACAGCTTGATGAACTTATAGATTTACTAAAAACATTGGAGGGGTGATATATGTATGTAATAGACATTGAAACTAATAGATTGCACCGACCTGATCATATTTGGGTATTGGTTGCAATAGATACAGAAACAGGGGAAATGTACACGTTCACTGAAGATAAAATGGATCAGGCAATTGAACTGTTAAATGGGGAAATTATCATTGGGCATAATGCGGCCAAGTTTGATTATCCTGTGTTAAAGCGGCATTACCCTGATTTTCAGCCGAAGAAAGTTTATGATACGATGGTATTAGCTCCATTAATTTGGAATGATATGAAAGCTTTAGATATGCAATTAATTGCAAAAGGCATTCACATACCAACTAAGTTTTGTGGGCGCTTATCTCTAGAAGCTTTTGGTTATAGGACGGGCATTTTGAAAGGGCAGTATGGTAAGAAAGAAAATGCGTGGGATGCTCTTACAGATGAAATGATCGAGTACTGTCAGCAAGATGTTCGAATTACCTTTGAATTATGGAAGCGTATTATGAATTACAAAGATTATCTTGCAAGGATTAAACACGTGGTGGATATGGAACACCAAGTAGCGGACATTATAGGCAAACAAGAAGATCATGGTTTCCTTTTTGATCATGTGCGAGCTTTAGAATATGTTGAAGAAATCGAGTCTGAATTAAGGAAACTATGGGCTCAAATACAAGCAGAGTTTCCACCACAACATTCGGGAAAGAAGATGGTTCCATTTAATCCAAATTCGCATATGCATATTAAGCACTATTTGTTATCAAAAGGTTGGAAGCCTACGCAGTTCACGGAAATAGGCGAACCAATAGTAAGTTGGGATGTTCTTGAAGAGCTTGTTCCAAAGTATCCTGAAATTGAATTAGTCGCTAAATACTTGTATTTAAAGAAAGTTTTAGGTTTCTTGAAAGGTACGAAGAATGCGTGGTTAAACTATATTGAATCAGACGGCAGGATTCGAGGCGGTGTATTAACATTAGGCACGGTAAGTCATAGAATGGTGCACTTCGCTCCAAACTTAGCACAAGTTCCAGCGCGTGGCGAGTGGGGTGAGAAGCTTAGAAGTTTATTCATCGCACCTGAAGGTAAGGTCTTAGTAGGGATCGATGCCAGTTCTCTAGAACTTCGCATCCTCGCTCACTACCTAGCTCGGTGGGACCGAGGTGCTTATGCGAAAAAGGTAGTGAGCATAGACATGCACCAATACCACGCGGATATTTTAGGTATCACAAGACAGCAAGCAAAAAGATTTATCTACGCTTGGATGTATGGTGGTGGCGAAAAGTTATTAGGTAGTATTGTAGGCGGTGGTGCAAAAGAAGGAAAAGTACTCAAAGAACAGTTCATGGAGAATATTGCAGGGTTTAAAGAATTATCTCGTACGGTTTATAAGATAGCACAAAGCGGTTATGTAACAGCTCTTGATGGTAGGAAGCTTAGGGTTAGGAAACCTCATGCGGCTTTAAATCTTTTGATTCAATCTGCAGGGGCGATTATCATGAAGCGTGCACTTGTAATATTCTATGATAGGCTATTAGAACACGGCTATGAATGGGGCAAAGACTTCGCATTCGTGAACAACGTGCACGATGAGTGGCAGTTAGAAGTCAGACCTGAAATTGCAGAGGAAGTAGCGCAATTAGGGGTTCAATCAATTAGAGATGTCGCGGATTATTATAAGATGTCGGTTGAATTGGATGGGGAATATAAAATTGGTTCCAATTGGTCGGAAACACATTGAGCGGGAGGTGTGATAATGCAAGAGATTTATGATTTCCTTTTAGACACTGCTGTTGATTTAATTCAAAAATTTCATGAACATAATTTAGAAACAACAGGGATATATGACTTATATCATATGCTTCAGGAAACAATTCATGAAGATGATTTAGAACTTGCGTTCGGAGTATGGTTGCGGCTTGTGATTTACGCAATAGAGAACCTAGCGAGGAGGGTTGAAGATGAAACTAAGGTTACTAATTGATGGGGATATCCTGGTGTACAGAGCCGCATATTCAGGAACATTAGAGCCAATGGGGTTTATAGATAAACCTATGGTAAATGAGAAATACATAGAAAGCTATATTACAGATTTGATTAACGCAATTAAAAATAGGCTGTTTGCTCACAACGCGATAATTGTTCTTTCAGGTAAAGATAATTTTCGCAAAAAGATTTTCCCTGAGTATAAAGCGAACCGTAAGAAAACTCCACCACCTGCTGGCTTAGATTATACTTATGAGTTTTTGCATAATCAAAACGAATTTGAAGTTATGTCTCATGACATGCTGGAAGCTGATGATTTAATTGGTTTGTTATCTTCAGATTCAACTTACAAGAATGTAATTTGTTCTATAGATAAAGATCTCTTACAATTACCTGGCTACCACTTTAATTGGAAGAAGGACACATTCTTTGTGGTAGAACCTGAAGAAGCATATCGCGCATTCTATACGCAGGTGTTAACAGGGGATTCGACAGATGGTTTTTATGGGATTCCACAAGTTGGACCAAAGCGCGCAAATAAATTACTTGAACAGGTTTGGAAAGGCGGTGAGCACCCGTTTACGGACACGGAGTTTTGGATTGAGGAATTGCATAAGCAATATCTAATTCATGGCTTATCTACTAAAAAGTTTTATCAAAACTTACTGTGTGCGTACATACTTAGGGGAAATGATTTTGATTTTGAAACTAACACTATTACAAATCCATACTATGAGGAGGGGTTAAAATGGTTAAGCCAGTAGTGGAATTGGTATATGTAGGCGGTCGCTCAGAAGACATTGCGCGTTATGCGAGAATGAGTAGGGGTGTAAAGGAAGAAGACATTGTTGAAGAGGATGCAAAATTATTAAAGAAATTGTTTGAGTGGGGACATTGGGAACCGTTCGAATTCTTAGAAATGGTCTTTTACGTAGAATGTTCGTTGGTGGCTTCAAGGCAAATTACTCGACATAGAATAGGTATATCCAAGGTTGAACGTTCTTTGCGTTATGTTGTGTTAGATACTATGCAATTCTATTCATTCTTACCGCCTGATGCTCCTGAGTGGGAAGATATTGAAGAATTTTTTGCTCAGGCACGAGATCTATACCATATGCTTTCTAAGAAATATCCGCAAGAATTAGCACGTTATGTTTTACCAATGGCGACAACGACCAAGTTGTATATTTCATTCAACGCACGATCTCTTTACCATTTTTTAGAAGTACGACTTGATAAACACGCTCAACCAGAGCTGCAAGAAATAGCAGGACTTATGTTAGATGCACTTTTAAATCATGAAGAAACAGCGTTACTAGGTAAACTTTTCCAAGAAAAATTAACTCAGGAGGTGACTGTATGAACATGACACCTTATCAAAACTTTATCTTTCTCAGGAGCTATTCCAGGTTTAGAGAGGACTTAGGAAGGCGAGAGACTTGGGATGAAGCTATAGATCGATGGGTATATTTTATGAGACCACGTGTTCCTAAATCTCTCCGTGATCTTTTTGAGGAAGCTGTCGCGGAGTTCAGGAATAGAGGTGTTATGCCTTCTATGCGTGGGCTTTGGAGCGCAGGTCCCGCGTTAGAATTTAACAACGCTGCTATTTACAATTGTGCTTATACTCCATTGGAAGGACCAAAAGATTTAGCAGATATGATGTTTATCCTAATGAGTGGTGGTGGCGTAGGATTTTCTGTCGAAAGAAAATATGTAAACAAATGGCAAAAGGTTCCTGAAGTATTAATCAATGTGCCAGAGCATAAGATTGTGGTGGAAGATTCAAGGGAAGGATGGGCACAAAGTATTATTGAACTATTCGACCATCTATATAATGGCATAATACCATCAATTGATTACTCAAAGATTAGACCAGCTGGAGCTATTCTTCATACATTTGGTGGTTATGCTTCAGGTCCTGAGCCGCTAAAAGAATTGCACAAAACCATTATTGAAACATTCTTAGAAGCACGCGGTAGAAAGCTAAAGCCTATTGAGCTGTACGATATGGCAGTTGCCGTAGCAAATTGTGTAGTAGCTGGTGGTTCTAGAAGGAGCGCTACAATTAGTTTCTCTGATTTTGATGATGAAGAAATGAAGCATGCTAAAGATGGTAAGTTCTGGGAACACCATCCTAACCGCGCACTTAGCAATAACACTGTTGTTTTACCAGAAGGCATTTCTTGGGAAGAGTTCTTACAAGAATACAACCACACTGTGCTTAGTGGAACAGGGGAAAGAGGATTTTTATTTGAAGAATCAGTTCGAAAAGATATAGAAAGATTAGGCAGGGATTTAAGTTATGAACATAGACTTAATCCATGTGGTGAAGTTATATTGCGCCCTAGACAATTTTGCAACCTTTCAGAAATTGTGGTAAGACCATTAGACACTTTAGAAGACTTGATTAGGAAAGCGAAGTATGCTACCTTATTCGGCGTGCTTCAGGCAACGTTCACGGACTTTATTTTCCTGTCCAGCGATTGGAAAATCAATAGTGAAGAAGAAAGATTACTCGGCGTGTCTATGACAGGTGTTAGAGACCATCCTGTATTGCAGTACGGCACACGTGAAGCTATGTCTTGGTTCATGATGATTAAGAGCGCTATTTGGCATTATGCTGAAGACTTTGCTAAGAGATTTGATATCAATATCCCGAAGAGCGTTACCAGTATCAAACCTTCAGGTACAGTTTCTCAATTAGTTGGAACAGCTAGTGGTATCCATCCGAGATACGCAAAGTATTACAGGAGACGTGTGATTGTTAGCGAAACAGATCCGTTAGCTCAACTTTTAATTGAACAAGGTATCGAACATGAAAAGAGTTTATACAACGCGAATGCTTATGTTTTCTCCTTCTATCAAGAGTCACCAACTTCAAGTGTATTTGGGCATGATGTCAATGCGCTTGAACAGGTCTATTATTGGGAAATTGTAAAGACTCACTACACCACACACAATCCAAGCATGACTGTCACCTATCGACCTGAAGAAATCAACGCACTTGGCAAATTGCTCTACGCAATAAAACCAACTGGTATTACAATTTTACCAGACTCTGAGGGACATTATAAACAAATGCCGTTTGAAGAAATTAGCAAAGAAGAATATTCAGAAGGTATCAAAAGGCAAAAGCAAATGAAATTAGATAAGATCGCTCTCTTGTTAAATCAGGACAGTGGTGAGCCAGGTTGTAGCGGAGGGGCATGTTTATATTAAAAGGAGTGAGAGCATGAGTGAAAACGTTAGTATATATTTTGAATTCCGTAAGAATAAAAAACTACCTGAACGAACAGAAGATTTCTTAAAAATGAAACTGGAAGAATATCCAGAGATTCGACATCCAGAGGAATGGGGTCATGATGATTTAATAGCTCATTTAGCTATTAGAGGATTTTTGTTAGAGGCGTTAGATATCTTAAAGGCAGGTGAGGAACGTGGCGATAGGTGAAGTATATCAACGATTAGATGCCAAGCGAGCGGGTGTTCTTACGAGAGCTCGTGAATGCGCAAGACTTACAATTCCCTCTGTTCTACCCCCTGCGGGGTGGACGGAGGGTCAAACTCTAGAGACTCCGTATCAGTCTACAGGTGCGCGTGGCGTAAACCAGCTAGTTTCAAAATTACTCTTGGTTTTGCTACCCGCAAATGTGCCATTCTTTAAGTTAGAAATAGCTCCAGAAATTTTGAATAGCGCAGGCATTTCGAAAGATCAGGCGGACATCTTATTAGCAGCTATTGAAAAACGTATCATGAAGCTTGTCGAAGAATTAAATTTAAGAGCTACTTTAGCAACTGCATTAAGAGATTTAGTTATAACTGGAAACTCTTTAATTTACTTCGGCAAAGACAATGTAAAAGTCTTTAAGCTAGAAGATTATGTCGTGCAACGTGATGGAGCAGGAAATGTTAAAACCTTAATCACACGGGAGAAATTAGCTAAAGCAGTATTACCACGTGAACTAAGAAGCCTTTTAGAAAAGGCTGAAAGAATTAAACAAGAGAAGCCTGATCAAGATCCTGCTGAGGTTGAAGAATATACATTGTACACTATGGCTGTACGTGATGGAGATAAATGGACTATTACACAAGAAATTGAAGATATCCCTGTTAAACAAGTTACTGTTAATGATGAAGACTTTCCTTATATCATCTTACGTTGGTCTTCGGCACCAAATGAAAGTTACGGCAGAGGGCTAGTAGAACAGTATCTAGGAGATCTTAAGAGTTTAGAGGCATTATATGAAGCGCTTGTAAGCGGTGCATTACAATCTTCGCGTGTAATTTGGTTGGTGCGCCCGAATTCCGTTCTCACTCCTGAGAATATTGAAAAAGCCTGGAATGGTGATGTATTGGTTGGCTCTGCTGAAGATGTATCAGCAGTTCAGTTGAACAAATATGCTGATTTCAATTGGATTTTGCAAATAGTCGCGGTGCTTGAACAAAGACTTGCGCAAGTGTTTTTCTTAATCCCTGGTTCAATTAGAGATGCAGAAAGGGTAACTGCTGAAGAAATCAGGTTAATTTCACAAGAGTTAGAGACTTCGCTGGGCGGAGTATACACGCTGCTCACTAACGAATTGCAAAGACCAATGCTTAGATTGTTACTTAAACGACTCAAGAGTGAAGCCGGCTACGATCTTAGCAAATATAAGAGTGTCCTTGATATTAAGATCATCACTGGCTTTGCAGGTATTGGTAGAACTGAGGACTTTAATAGGTTATTGCTCTTTGTACAATCTGCTGCTGGTGTACCTGAAGCTGGTGCGCTTATTGATTCAGAAAAGATACTTAGACAGATGGCTGTTAGCTTAGGTGTAGATCCATCAGTTGTACGATCTAGAGCTGATATACTACGAGAACAACTACAATTACAAGCTCAAAGTGTAGCGGCGCAAGGCATGGCAGGCATGATGTTACAACAGATGGGAGGTATTCCTAATGAAGCGGCTGTCGAAACGGGAAATAATCCTGAAGAGGCGTGAGGAAATACATAGGCGACTAGCTATGTTAGCTGGTCGCATTCCTGAAGAAAATTCAGAAGAACAAGAGAAACAAAGGAGGGGAAATGATGGAAGAAAGACTAGAAGGGCAAATGCTGGAGGGTCAACCAATAGAAGGAGAAGTTCCAGGACCAACTCCGAATCCAAGTGAAGAGTTAGACATTCATATGTCTGATGAGGAAGTTCAACAGCTTCTCCAACAAAGTGAGACTTTAGAAAAGCAATTAAAAGGTGAGTTGCCGCCAGAACAAGCAAAGCAAGAACAAGGCGAACAGCTGTTAGCTGGTAAATTTAAAACTCCTGAAGAACTTCAAAAAGGTTTGTTAAACCTCGTGCAGAAGTTGGCGGGTACAGATGATCTGGAAGCTGTATACAAAGCTTTAGAACAAGAACTTGGAAGAATGTCTCAGGAACAGTCTGAAGAAGCAACTGGAGAGCAACCAACCGAAGGCGAGGTCCATAATTGGGAAGAAATCATAGACACCTACATTGATCAGTATCTTGAAACTGGTAAAGTGCCTGAAGAAGCATTGAAGCAATTTGAAAACGTTGATCCTCAATTGGTAGAGCTAGCGTTTAAAGCTCGCGCATCCGAGGTTAACAATTACATTCAAAGTGTACAAAACTATGCTGGTGGTGTTGAAGAATATCAAAAGCTTATGACTTTTGTACAGCAAAATCTTTCACCAGAAGAGACTGCGGCTTATGCAGCGGCATTACAAACGATGGACTTAGGATTGGCTAAGTTAATAATTGATGGTGTTAAAGCTAGAATGAATTCCAATCCGAATTTACTTGAAGGAACTGGACCTAGCGGTGAACCATTAAATGCTGGTTACGGTTCACTGGATGAAGCAATCAGAGATATTAATGATCCGCGTTATGGAGTTGATCCTAAGTTTACAAGAGAAGTTCAAAGAAAACTGATTAATTCAGGCTTTGATATGGGCGACTTATTCTAATAGTGCTGCAAATAAGAGAGAGGCTCTGGGGAAACCTGGAGCCTCTTTCTTTTTGCTGCACTTGCAGTAGCAAGTAGCAGCCCGTGAGGCGACCCCTGCGGGGGCAAAGCTGAACGGACACCTGCGAAAGCGAGAGCAAGAGCAGTAGATAAACCATACAAATCTAGAAAAGGAGGGAGATCGTATGGCAGGTGAATTCTTTAATAATTTAAACAGACTTGGTACATATACAGGCACTGGAACTTATGGTGCCGCTAACGAATTGCCTGATGGGGCTAACGTGTCGCTTTTCAAAGTTCTCTATGGTCCTGAAGTATTAGCCAACTTTAGAGCTAACCTTGTCTTTGGAAGAGCTACAAGAGTTAAATCTATTACACAAGGTAAAGGTTATGAATTCAACCTCTTAGCAGATGTATCTGCGCGATACCACTATCCAGGTGATACAGTCAGCGGACAACAAATCTTAAGGGGTACCAGACAAATTTTCTTAGATGGTATCCTTGAATCCGACGTTTACGTTCACAAATTGGATGAACTTTTAAACCACACTGATGAAAGGAAAAGATATTCCTCTGAAATGGGATATGCTCTTGCAGTGAAATACGACAAAGGCATATCCGCAGAAATCATCAGAGGCGCGTTAGTTGAGCCAATTAGTGGTGTAAACGCAGACATAGCAAAAGGTGGAACAATAATTGAAAAAGCCATTTCAGGAGCATCTGACCAAGCTATAGCATTACTCGAGGCAATACTCGAACTTGGTAAAGAGCTTGACAAGCAAAATGTTCCAAGAAATGGAAGAATAATTGTGCTCAAGCCCGATTACTATTGGGCACTCTTTACAAACCTCGACTTAATTAACACATTACATCCAGGCATCGGTAGCTTAGCACAAGGTGATGTCATGAGAATAGCTGGCTTCACTATCATGACAAGCAACTTAATCCCAACCGATGCCGGCGAAGTCGAGAAACACGAAATTCCATCTCAATTCCAATCTGATGGAACAACAGCATCCAGCTATGCTAACATAGCAACCAACGCAGTTATTGGTTCCAACACTGTTAAATACAGAAGATTCAACAAAGAAAATGATGTCGCAAAGATCGCCGGACTCTTCTTCAGACCTGAAGCAATTGTCACACTCAAGAGACAAGGTTTAACCATTGACACCGAAAAGCACAAAGACAAATTCGCAACATTGATCCTCGCTTACATGCTTGTAGGACACGGTTGGCTCAATCCGGTCAACTGTGGTATGATCATCGACAATGATCCTGCATCAAGCATTATTGTAGCATCTGCTTGATTCTAATCTTTAGCCCGCCCGCGTTGGGCGGGTTTTTTTAATTATTGAAAGGAGGGCTAAATATGACAAAACTTGATGTAATAAATCGTATGCTTAGGGCTGTTCAGGCTGAACCATTAGCTTCATTGGCAGAGGAAGATTTAACGTATGAACAAAGTATTGCATTAGAAATTTTTGATCAGGTTAATACGTTCGTGCAGGGCTTAGGTTGGTGGTTTAATACATTCATTGTGAAGCTTTCTCCTGATTCAACTGGGACTATTTCAATTCCGTCTAATTATGTGCAAGTAGATCCAACAGATCCAAGTAAAGATTACGTGGTTGTTAATGGGAAACTTTACGATAAAGAAAATGGCACTCACATTATTGAAGATGAAGAGGTAGAGTTATCAGTTGTGGTGCTAGAGGATTTTGATGAATTACCAATACCTGTTCAAGAATATATTGCTTTACGCTGTGAAGGGGAGATGCAAAGAGCTATTTATGGTAGTATTATAGATAATTCCTTATTATTAAGAGAGCAAGAAGCTTACAATATGATTATGCGTGAACAAAACAACGCTGCTGATTACAATGTTTTAAAGCATCCGCAAATCCAATATGCGTTAAGAAGGTGGTGATAACATGCGAAAACAAACGCCTTTTATACCACTTAATCGTGGTATTAGTAAGCTCCCATTTACTCAAGCGCCTATAGGAAGCGTGCGTGATGCAATAAACTTTTTGGTAACTGAGCAAGGTTTGATTAAGAGACCAGGTATAAAACAATTAGATTATTTAGATACAGGGCTATTACCTGGTGATGCACAATACATCAAATCACAAGCTTTAGTTATAGATTCTAAAAATGCCGTAGCGCATTTCTTCTATTTACCAAGTACTAACACTGTTAAAATCTTTATACGCAGTACAGAGGACAGTTCTATTCAATTAGATGTAGATGTGGTTTTGTCTGCAGATAATCCTTCAACTGAAGAGCTTAATAACATAAAACTTATTTACTTAGGCAATAATGAGTTCTTTGTATATACTTCGAAAGGTTATGTTAAACTAGTGCAAGCTACTGCGAACGAGACTGCTCCACCACCAAATCAATGGGCTGCTTTTGAAATCCGAGATAAAAGTCTTACGCTTAATGGTGTTACTGCTACACAGGGAGATAGCATTGTTTGGAGTTTCTATTTGATAGGCACACCATATATATTGGAAATTAGCTATGCTTATTCCTCTACTGAAACTTTAGCTGATGGTATGCGCAAATTTAGAGATAACTATTTGCCGATCTTAAATGAATTAGCAGCTGCTGTAGGAACCCCAAATAATTTAGAAGTCATCACATATCCGTCTGATACGTCTCCAACTTCATTTATAATCCATAATAAACTTTTAGAATTCCAAAATCAACCATCAGGAGTTTCAAGTAATATATTTGACACACAAATAGTATTTACGTTAATTAATGCGTTAACTAATGAAACTTATTTTGGCGTTGCTGATCACCCCCATATCTTAGGTTATGAAGTTATCATTAATGGTTCTGACTGGCAACTCAACTTAAATCTAGATTATTTTACCAAAACTGATCCAAACGGGCAACAAACAGAAGTTACTTCAGTTCCACTTTATGGATTTAAAGGTTTTGAACTAAAAGGCATTGAGTTACGCGCGGCTGAAGCTGACAAAATCAGACTTGTGCACAATAGAGTTGTGCGCGAAGAAGATTTACCTTGGGGCTATACAGGTATGACTGTCGAACTTGTATCAACTTCAGGAGCTATTAAAACTTACCAAGTTACTGCTCCTGGTACTGTCTCTGAAGTTCCAATATACATTAACAAAGAAATTGTTCTCGTACCAAATGGCACACCAGATAAAGTAGGTTTCGAAGTTGATATTACATATGGTTTGAAACAAATAGAATTCTACGGTATTACCACATTCAAAGCAGACAGTTTAATAGGATCTCTTGCAGCGCAAGATAAATATATTGCTTTGTTTACTGATCCAATAAATACAGCAAAATATTTAGTAGAGCCAACAGTTGGCGATAGTATCATCAAGGATGTTTACTATGTGCATGGTAGAATTGCGTATGTAGCATCGAAGGGAGTTACTTTTTCTAAGGTAAACTATCCGTTTGAATTAGTACCTCGTAATCCTTCATTGATTGCTGATGATGATCCGATAGATTTAGTATTAGACGGTGACATGCGATACATCAACAGCTATGATAAGTATTTGATTGTATTTGGAAAACAAAAGCAATACGTTATTAGCTGGCAAAACTATTTCAGCCCACAGACGGTTGCTGCTACTGAAGCAGGAGCTTTTGCTATAGCCGATTTGCCACCTGCGAAAGTAGGTAACTCGTTAATTTTCTTAACATTAGACAACGAACTAATGGAATTTTACATTCCGCAAGCGGATGCTTTACCTAAAGCTATTAGAATTACTCAAGAATTCTTACTACGCGATAGCGTAGCTTTAATTCCTGTAGAGTATGCTATGAGTGTTTTAATTCCAACTTCAGATAACAAAACGTTCTACTGGGTTTATTTAGGAGCTATTTCTGAAGAAGGAGCCTATAGACCTATCAGTAAATGGGAATTAGCAACTGATTCGCATGCTATAGGTGTGCTCGAGTCTAATCTTTTATTCTCCAAAGTACGTACAATCGGCACATACTTATATGTTTTCACTGGTGATATTGATTTTGGTTTGATTTCGAAAGCACTTAACAACACACTAAACGAATCTGAATATCTACCAATGGACTGGTATCAGCAATGTACATTAGGCAGCTGGGCTTGTAATACGTACGGCGCGAAAAACAAGATTATTGGGCAAGCGAATTATGATCCATTAGCTTTTTCCGAAACCGTTGAATTCTACATAGCATATCCCGACTATTACAATAAGCTAGATCAAGTAGTAGACATTTTCGACGTAACAGATACGGGATTACAATTTTATGATCCAAACAATCAATGTATTGATACAGGATCTGAGTATCTATTACCTGCAGGCATTGCTGGAGAGCTGCCTGATACGGCTTATGTGGGACTAAGCTTTACCACTAAAGCACAATTCCAGGTTCCACCAATAATTGAAGACCGAATCATACCCACACAAAGATATAATTTATTAAAACTTAGCTTATTCATCTTTGGTGATAACTTCACGATTAAGTTCTTCAGAAGAATAGGTGACACTACACCAATTCGCACAAGACATGTTATAGGACAAATTACAGGCTTAGACTATTACGATAGACTAATTTACCGAGATCAAGTTGTAGAAATGCGACAACCTGTAACTGGTACAGGCTTGATTGAGATCGAGACTAACAGCTTAGACTTATTAATTGTACGTGGCTTTACAGCTGTCTTAGATATACGTGAGAGGGGGTTATAATATGGATTTAATTATTGCCGCACAAATAGCTGCTATATTGTATAGTTTTTGGCAAGCGAATCAAGCTAACCAAGAAAAGAAAAAGAGTCTAGATACGTTAGAAGAAATTAAACAAGTTAAGCTCCAACAGCTTGAAATGGATAAAGCAGTCTTAAACTTACAAGCTCAATATCAGGCTGTAGGTTTAAGCATGCAGTTGCAACAGCACAAACAGCAGTTCTTACTTGAGCAATTTGAAAGGCTTAGACAAGGAATACGTGATAGAGCTTTACAAATTGTCTCTGCACATGCTGCAGGAATTGCTAAAGGCGGTACAGCTAAAGCTATGGAAATCCAATCACAACTTGATGCAGATAAGGACTTAGCAATTCTTAAGAGAAACTTCTTGAATATAGGCGCACAGCTAGGTTATCAAAAAGATGCTCTTGAAGCCGAATACCTAACTGCGCTTACACAAATGAATTTGCAAAAGAGTGCGATTGAAAAGTCTAATACCTGGGAAGCTTTACAATTAGCATCGCAGTACAATTCAATTAGGAATCAGTACATTGCACAAGGACTGCAATTGCTTTCAACCTCTAATTGGATTAAAAATTTAGGAGGTGGACCAAATGGCTAATCTCAATAAACGAATACCTATCCAGCCCACGATGACATTCGACTACACTACGCCAGATCTTAAAGTTGTAGCTAAGCCGCTAACTCCAGATTTACGAATTAATTTTGCAGAAGATTTAGAAGTCTTACAAAATAAGATAAACGCTTCTTTAACTCAAACCAGGGCTGCCGCCTCTGGTTTAGGGGTTATTAGCAGCCTTGCTGATTTTTTTCAAGTACTTGAAGCGAATAAAAAGCAGCAAGACTTAGAGGTTTTACAAAACGCACAGCAATACGCTGTGGACTTTGATCCTGGAGAATTCGGAAAACTCAAGACCAAAGATGGTAAGAAGTATTATCTTCAAATTGCAGCTTCCAATTTTCTCAAGAATTTAGAAAGCGAAGTCTTGTATAAATACGGCACAGAATGGAAAGATCTTGATGAGAAAACACTTGCTCAAACTATTGAGCAGTACTATTCAGAAAAGATTTCTCAAGCTGCAATGAATATTCCTGAAGAGTATCGTTCGCTTTTCGTAGATCAAGGTTTGATTGTAGGCAGCTATTTAAAATCCCAATGGCTCGCAAAGCATAGACAATACAAACTTGATCAATATCAAAATCTCAGAGATTCGCAAGATGTCAATTCAATTCTCAGATACGTGAACAAAGCATTCTCTAGTCTTGCTGATGATTTTGATGCATACAGCCAGTTTATCAATCAAAGCGTTTATCCTAAGCTTTTAACTGGTGGTAAATTAGATGATGAGCTATCTGAACTACTTGCGACAGAGAAAGAAAAGCTTTATACGGCAGCCGATGCATATGTAGACAACCTCAATGTTTCTGATGAAATGAAAGAAACTATACGTGGGCAGCTTTACAAACGAATAGGAGATTATACTGATGCGTTAGAAAATAGGCTTGTTAATACTGTTATTAATGTGGATACTGCCTTAGCTGAATCTAAAGTACTCGAAGATCAAGAAGCTGCGTTTAATGCTGTATTCATGGATCCATCATTAGGCATAGATTTACCTTCATTAAAATACACGCTTGCAAATTTAACTTCAGCATACTGGAATGGCACAATAGATCCAGATACTTACTCTGCTCAGTTGCAAAACTTTGTAACAGCGGTTCCTGCCATGGCAGAAGCTGCTTACAACGAACTAAGAAAGAACGAATTATTTGCATCAGTTTCCAACAGAGATTTGCGGTTACTCATAGCTAAGAGATTCGTTGATGAGATAGGTAAAATTGCTGTCCAATATGGTGCGCCTGAACTTCTATCTTTCGTTGATAGCCCTGATCAAAATGGTATAAGATTAAGCAGCGTTCAGGATGAAGGGCTACAAAAACTAATCAGCTATTATAAAGAAACTGCAACTCAAGCTCACGATCAAATGATTGAAGATTTAGACCAAACCCAACAAACATTTATAGAAAACTATTATAATAATCTTGGTAGTACATTAGCAACTAATGCCGCACTCCTAGGCGCTTTTAAACACATACCAATAAGTCAGATGAGTGATGATGACATTGAACTTTTAGCTAACATTCTTGGTGAAGATCCTGAAGTACTCAAGACCTGGACTGATGCTGACAAGGCGCGCGCTATAAACATGGCTATGCTGCAAATGCGCCTGCAAATTGATAATGATCCGTATATCACAGATCTCAGCAAAAAGAATGCTATGAAGAATTACATTGATGATGCTTATAAGACTGCCTGGGCAGATGAAACAGATAAAGGGACTTACGCTTATCTTCTTGAACAAATTATGCGCGGGCAAATAAGTCCTCAAGATCTCATTACGTTCCAAGATCGATTATCAATTGGAGACTTCACTTATTTATCTAGCTTAGCTGGTAATAAGTACATTGGACAGTTCCAAAGTGATCTCAGCTTAGCTATGGATACCATTGATGGATATATTAAGACTTACAAAAGTATCTTGAATACTTATGCACCAGATCCTGGATTAGTTTCAGCTGTTGAAGGTAATTTAAACAGAATTAAACTTATGTTAATGAATAATGTAACAGACTTGATACGAACAGGAGATTTGAACAATCCAGATGTGCTTGCAAATCTTAGGGCAAATTCAATCGTAAATAACTTCCTTAATCTCGCAAAAGCTAATGGTTATGATTTACAAGGAGTTACTCAATCAATGCTGGCACCAATTACAGATCTTGGAATACAAATAGGTTCGCAGCTTGCTAATGTTATTCCATACGAACAAATTCAAGGTTCCTATCAGCTATTAACACAAGATGTAAAAGCTTTGGATAAACACTATAAACCATTAGCTAAAGTTAAAACTCCTGATGAGTTAGCAAATTCAGTTGCAGACTTAGTAGTAAATGGCGATATCTTTGCGCCGTTGTTTACACCGTTATATTCTCCACAAGCTCTCTTTGGTGTTAAAGAAGGTTATACAAATCAAGCAGGCTTACGCGATGCACTAACTCAAGGGCTTAATACATATCTTAATGAGAAACTACCATCAATAGAAACTGATTTAGTTAACAAGCTTGTCGATACTCCCGCGGAAGCACTAGAACAACAGATAGTTTCTATTGATGAAGTAGCACAACAAGCAAAGGAAATGCTCAAAGACAGCTTAACACCGAAGTTCTGGCATACAGCCACATATGAAAAATTAGCAAAACCGCTATATGTATACTACCATATTAATGAGCCAGCAGAAGGAGAAAACTATCTACAAATACCTGATGAATTCTTTATCACTATCGCTAAATCGCTTATTCTAGATGCCATTGCCGAAGCGGCTATTCAAAAATATGCTAATAGACCAAATGAAATTGATTCACCATCATTTAACACAACTATCTACAGTTTCTTACAAGCTGCTGGCTTCCAGGAAGACACTCCAGAAATTGCAGGAGCGTACACCTATGTCCAAAGCTTAGTTAAAAAGAAAATAGCAGAACGAGCGACATTTGGAGATTTAATGATTGGTGGCATGGGCATGTTACAAGTAGGAGGAGGTGAGTCTAAATAATGTTCGACACATACTATACAAACTTTTATAATACTCTCAGAAATCATCGCAATGATGCTGCGATTCTCAATTTGTTCACTGAAACTGATTATGAAAACGCAGGGCAAGATTTAACTGATTTCTGGAATATTTTAGTACAAGCCGAGCCTGATAGAAACACAGGAATTTATAGAGCTTTAGTGGAAGAATTATTCCAACCTCACATTTTAGCAGGGCTTGCAGCAGCAGAATCAGACTTAGGGCGAAATGCGAATGTTTTCCAGATTATGCCCTCAGCAATTAGAGACCTATTTCAACAGAGGGCTTTCGCTCCTATTTTCAGCAACTTGCCAGATGATTATACCAGATTTCTAAATTCTCACGAGTTTCAAGGAACCACAACACAAGAAAGGATTATAAACTTTATTAATCATATCGGGACAGATGGATTTGATTTTGGTGAAGACAACAGCATAGCTAGACGCTTATATCTTGCTATAGCAGGTTTAGGACTTATTAGAAAAGCAGATTACGTTTTGAAACAAACCGTACACAACGGGCGCAATCTTTGGAGCTTAGCTGATAATGTACTTGCGGAAAATCCAGGCGTTCAAAATGAATTAGTCGGACGCCTGGTGCCTTTAGTTTTAGACGCATGGCACCAGGCAAACTTAGATGCCTATAAAGAAGCTGCACAAGTCTTCGACAACGCATCCTCTGGCACAATCCAAGCAGACCAACTTATAAACTATCTTAATGAGGTAATACACAACAGTTCTTTGCAAAAAGCTTCAGGGGAAGATGAATACAACATCGCTGCTATTATGGCAAACGATTTTGCTCGCCGCTGGTATGAACAACCTAGAAACATAAACTATTACTTACAATTTAATGACATAAATGCTGCAATTAACAAAGCAGTAAATAGAGGATGGCTTCAAGGTGATGAGACTTGGGTAGCGCAATTACGCACGCCCGAGTCTCCTGTAGATGTTCTTACGCGTGCTTCTGAAACACCACCTGTTATAACATCGTTAACTGCTCGACCATCTCCTCAGCCTGCTGATACAGCTGAAGCACCTGTAAATTATCAACCAGAAGCTACAATTACTGCTGCAGGTACTTCACTAGAGCCTAACGTTGCTGAAGTAAACTTAGACTTAGAAACAGATCAAGAATCTGAAGAGAGCGGTGAGATAAACCCTACGATAGATGATTATAGTAAAAAACTTACAACAGCGTACGCTCAATATGCGCAAAATTACTTCGCTGTAAATCCTAACGCATCAACTGAATCAGCGTTAGCTAAAGCTATAACCAAACGCCCTACACTTGAAGAAATGTATGGACCTGAAGGTCCTGATGAATGGCAATGGAAAGACTTCTTAAAAGGGTTTGGGCAAGAAGCAAGTTTAGGTTGGTATAAGGCTGAAGGTGCTGAAGGAACAGACTACATTTTAGGTAGAGTTTCTGGTGGGCTGCTTTCCATGGTTGGAATAGCTGCTGCAGGAAGTTGGTTGCTTAAAGGAATTAACACTCTATTACGTATATCACCTGTATTAAGTAAACTTCCCTGGTATGCTCGAGCTGCTGTAGAAGGTGGGGAGCAATATTTAGCATTCACCCTTATACAAAACGCAGCATCCGCTCCAGATCGCCGCATGGGCTTCAGTTCCGCTGGTGTTGTAGATTTTACTAGTGGAGAAATTGCAAGGCAAGCTGTTTATCAATCTTTTTCTAAACTTGCTAAATGGACTGGGAGCGGAGGCTTAGCCGTCACTGCGCAAGTCTTAGGTTCACTAGCAGACTATATAGGTGGATCTGCAGCAGCTGCTGTTTACAGTAAATCAACAGGGCAAGACGCTGAAGATCTTGATGAGCTCGTGCTTTACGCAGGTGCGGGATTCTTAGTTGAAAACCTTATATTCGGTGGTATTAAACATGCTAAATACGGAACATTATTCGCTGATTTAAAACCATCTTTAGATAAGCTAGAGGGGAAATGGGAACAGCTTAAAGAAAATCCTACACGCGAAAAATTAGTTGAATTCTATAACACTTCTGAAGAAGTGCTTGGAGCAATGAAAGCTAAAGGTGTAGAACCAACTAAAGTAATCAAGGAAATTGCAGATGATGGAATCAAGGCTACAATTGATTTCATACTTAAGCAAGCAGGAGAGAATGTACCACGCGAAGCCATAGACTACATAGTTGATCAAGTAAACAAACAAGAAGCTATTGATTTAATTGAGCTCGCACGAAAGGTTGAAAACAGCAAAGTGCCAAAAGATCCTGAAGAAAGGCGCCAAGCAATCTTACAAGAAGACTTAGGCGAACCTTTTGAACCTAACAAACCAGAAGCTAAGGCTCCAGAAACTCCTGAGAAACAAACTCTTGATGAAGAATTTGTAAACTGGTTTAAAAAGAACTATCCAAATCTTCCTGGAGTTGGTAAAGCCACATACAACAAAGTTCTTGATGCTTTAGAACATGGCTACACAAAGATTGAAGACATTCAGAAAGTCAATGGTGTAGGACGTAAGACTTTTGAAAAAATCAAGAAAGCTTACGAAGAATTCTACTCACAAAAAGTTGGAGAAGCCTTCACTCTTTCCAAAGAGCAATACAAGGAAGTAGGAGATGAAGTTGGAAGGAAAGTTGCCGAACTTGAAAAGCAAATGATATATCAAAGACCACGTGAAGTCAACGTTGGAGATCAGAAATTTGAAATTGATGTAGGAAGTAAAGAAGTTGATGATATCATTGAATACATTGAGTGGTCCAAGCTTGCGGATCAAATTGGTGGTGAACCAGGTGAAAACTTAAGAGCTAACTTAGAATTTAAAAAGAAGCGCTTGATGGAAGACTTAGGTATCAAGAATGAAATTGATTTTGTAAAGCTAGTAGATGAAATTAAAGATGCTTATATCAAAATTCAAGAAGATATTAAAGCTAAAACAGAGAATCGACCACTAACACCTAAACAAATTGAAGACATCAAATATGAAAGCAGTAACAAACTTATTGAAGAGGTTAGAACTATCTTCGGTAAATATCTTGATAGCAAAACTTATGAAAGACTGCTTGAATTCTTAGCTACACCAAAAGAAAGAGTTAAGGCTTTGCTTGAGATAGGCAAAGGTATTCCATTTGAAGGAGACATTACAAAAGTTGAGAAGCCATTCAATCTTGAGAAATACAAACTAGATGAAGCAACTAAAGAAATCCTTAACGCTTCAGGGCAACTAGTTGAGCAAAACCTCAAGAAACTTCCATTGCAAGAGATTAAGAAACGTGCAGAAAAGATCGCTAAGGAACTCGGACTTAGCCAAGAAGAGGCTGAAGCAATAGCAGCACTAAGCGGAGACTTACCAGTTGTATTCCAGACACTAAGGTTATATGTAGCAGACTTAAGTGTACAAGCTAAAGAGGCAGCTCTTAAATTCTTAGAAAAGATGCAAAACGGAGATCCTGATTGGATGGATGCATCAGTAAACTTTTATCAAATATTAGCTAAGCTCCAAGCTTTCAGTGGCTATTTAAAGAAATTGCAATATAACATCAGTAGAGCTCTTAGCACAGGACAATTAGAAGTAGAACCATTCAAGACAGCGTTTGCAGACATGGATGAAGATGTACAAGCTGTTCTTTCAAAGGTCTTCAAAGGTTCACTCACTCCTGCAGATGTTCAAAACATGGCTGCATTAGCAGATCGTGTAGCTAAGACAGACACACCAGGTGCAGTGATGAAGCTCGCATCCAAAGAAACTTCCTGGCAAAAGAAGATTTCGAAAGCTTTAGTGCAATTCAGAATGATGAACATGCTCTCATTCTCTACCATTCAATCGAACTTCTTATCTCAGGCATTCAACACAATCTATGACATGTTTACAAACACATTTGGTTATGCTTTTGCTAAGTTAGGCTTCAAAGATCCAAAGACTGCAGCAATATTCAAAGCCAGACTCTTTGGTATGTTCGAAGGACTCAAACACATCTTTGTTAATCCAATCATTACAAGGCGTAAACTCATGCAAGCAGCGTACGGCTTAGACAAACCACCATCATTCTGGCAGATGATGTGGTTATGGCTTAAGAATCCAAAAGAATATCAAAGAGTTATGGCAGGGCTCGACGCACGCACTAAAACACAGGTTGCGCTCATCGATGAATATATGGACTTTGAAGCTCTCGGTTTAACTCCTAAGAGCCCAATCTTGAAATTCTTGGTAAGGCTAGGAGATCAAGGATTAGCTTATATCAAGTCGTTCACATTTGGGGGTCTCAAATTGGGAGATCGATCTTTCAGGAACATGTACTACTTTGGTGGGCTCAAAGCTGCAATAACAGACTTTAAATCCAAGATCCCTGATGTAGACTGGGCACGAGTTGAACAACAAGTATTGAACTATCGTGCTGCTATACAAGTGACACAAACACTCAGAACCAAGGGATTCAATGATAAAGCTATTGAAGAAGTAATCATGCGAATGTTCGGGGAGAATCCATTCAAATATGATAACCTCGAACTCATAAAATCACTTGATAGAGAAGCAATAAAATATGCAGACTACGGAACCTGGCAAGATCCGATTGAATCCAAATTCTTCAAACAAATGAACGACTTTATCAACAACAATCCCGCTTTGAAGTTCCTAATACCATTTACACATACTCCAATCAGGATTTTGGAAAAGTTCTGGAATACAACACCGTTCTCGAAGAAACTCTGGAATAGTTTACTTGGTAAATATGGAGAACAAGCTAAAATAGAAGCTTTAAGCAGTTTTGTAATGTCTAGCATTCTTTACTTACTCGGTTGGGGCTTATATCAAGCAGGTATTTTGATTCCACCTGCCAAAGACAAGAAAGAAGAAACTGTTTTAAGAAACGCGGGCATAGAACCAGCAAGTATCAGAATAGGAGATACATTTATCAGCTTTAACAGGTTCGACCCCTTTCCATCATATATTTTCAACGTAATTGGTGCGCTCTCTAGAGTTGCAAACGAAGCTGACCAAGAACTTACAGCTGGTAAGCCTTGGACTGATGTATTCTTTGAAGGCTTTACCAACTTAACATCTATGGTATTCAAGAGCATTACCGAAAAGACTTACTTCTTAACTCTTGGACAAATTCTAGACTTCCTTAGAGGAAGATCACCTGAACAACTCACTTCTGGTATTCTTGAAACTATGATTCCAGGGCATGGGCTTTACAGATCTGTAAGATATACTGATATGTTCGGTATCAATCCGTTTAAGTATGATACACTTACTTGGTACAGACAAGATGGCAGGCGTTACCCGAGATTAGACATCTTTGGAGAGCCGATTGAAGTTTCACCAACATTCTTCGGTTCCAGAATGATGCACTTAACAGATGATCCTGTAGAAAAAGAATTAGCAAGACTCTATGTAACAACAGGATTTGCTCTTCCAGGCTACATGAACACAGCTTATGGAATGCCTCTTAATGATGAGCTAAAGTATCTATTCGGTCAATATTTAGCAATGCTCAAACCAAAAGAAAAGATTGCAGCACTTATTAAGTCTCCGTATTACCAAAGACTTGATGATGAAGCAAAAGGCGAAGCTATTTACTCAATGTATATGCGCTTAAGAAATCAAGCAAAATACTTACTCAGAAGAGATCCTGTATTTTATCAACAGTATCAACAGTTCAAACAAGTAGCAGAACAAAGTACGAAATCACTAGAAAATGTCTATGTACACTTGAAAGACATTCTTGATATGGTGGCAGGGCAATAACCCTGCTGCCTTTCTTTAGGAGGTGATAATAAATGGCTACAGCATCAAAGGTCACTATTTACTTAGATCCAGATTCGCGATTCCAAGTGCTGATGATAGATCGCGAAGGAGATACCATAGACACTGATATACTTGTGCCCTTAGCTGAAGCACAAGATAAGCCAGGAGTTTATGCTCCAGACTTTTCTCAACGACAATTTAGGCTTTACATTAATGGACGTGAATTGTCTCCGGCAGATTTCAAATTAATTGCGCGCGATGCTGGTGGAACTTACAAAACTTCTATACAACTACTCAATTCTCAAACTTTTCAAAAAGATGATTATGTCGTTGTTTTTAATGGAACACGTGTAAACCAAGAAGACATTCAATTTACTGAAGGACAAAGGATTTCAGCATCTAAATTAAATGCAGCCTTTTCTGCGTTATTGGAACGTATTGAAGAACTGAAAGCAGCTGGATTAGGCTTCACTAATTCTACGCTTTATCGAATAATTGCTGAAGGTGCTAAAAATTATCTATTGCAAACTGCATTCGAACACCGGCATCCGATTAATGATGTAGACAATCTACAAGAAACATTGGATTCTAAATCAGATGTAGGACATACTCATGTTAAAAACGATATTACTGATTTTGCTCATACGCATGTTAAAAGTGATATCACGGATTTCGACCATACTCACGTTAAAAGTGATATCACGGATTTTGCTCACACTCATGTCCGTAATGATATCACGGACTTTGCGCATACACACGATATTTCAGATGTTAATAATTTGCAATCAACCCTTGACAATAAATCCGATATTACGCATACTCACGCGATTGATGATTTATCTGATGTAAATATTGCAAACCCTTCAAGCGGCGAGGTTGTTAAGTATAATGGAACCTCGTGGGTAAATGGAAATATTGATTGGTCTGAACTTGTAAATGTCCCTTCAACGTTCCCATCTGCTTCACATAACCATGATGACAGGTATTACACAGAATCCGAGATAGATACAGCGTTGGCAGGGAAGTCAGACGTCGGGCATACTCACGTCAAGGCAGATATTACAGATTTTAGTCATACACACAAAAAAGCAGATATAACCGACTTCGCTCATAATCACGAAATTTCGGACATTAATAACTTGCAAACTGAACTTGATAGGAAAGCCGCACTGGTCCACCAGCATACAAAATCTGATATCACAGACTTTGCTCACCAACACTCCTTATCTGAAATCTCTAATTTACCTTCGCTATTCACAAATGCGTTTGCTATTACTCAATATACCACCAGTAGCACGCTACCATCTACCGGTGGTATATTCGTTGCTACACATGGCGGTATAACATTAACTTTACCTGTACCAAGTTCTGCAGGGGTAATTGCTATTATAATAGCGGACTTAGGTGGGCCTGGTTCAATTACCGTTAGACACAATAGACATAGCGCAAATATTATGCACACGCTTAACGATGGAGAAGCTAGAATCTTTATTGCTGCACCTTCTGGCTATTGGATGTATGTGGTATAAGGAAAGAGAGGTGATATGATGTGAGCAAATCAGCAATTCAAGATATTTATGTAGATGCTGATAAACGATTTCATGTGTTCTTCATCGAAACGACTGGTGATAGTGTAGATACTGTTCTAGTTGCACCTATGACAATTATATCTCAAGATCCCTTAATTGAAGTCCCCGACCTCACACAAAAAAAGTATCGAGTCTATCTCAACGGTACTGAATTAGGACCACAAGATTTTGCACTTACTACATGGGATGATGCTGGCACGTACAAAATCACACTACAACTTATTAACAGACAATTCCAACCTGGGGATTATGTGGTAATTCTAGAAGGCACCAAGCTCACGGATGATGATATTCAGTTCACAGAAAACAGCAGAATTTCAGCAGCTAAGTTAAATCAAATATTTGACAAAATAATGGCTCGTATGGAAGAGCTCCAGGCTGCTGGGTTCTCATTTGCTAGTGCTACTGTCTTTCGAAAGGTAGCTGACGCTATTCAAAACATCTTAAGTGGGTTTACTGATTCTGCAAAAGCTGAAATTGATAATTATGTAGAGACATCCTTACAATCAACATTGGATTCTAAAGCAGATATTGGACACAACCACACTATTACCGACATAACGGATATTGCTAGTGCTTCGGTAAGCTATGCAACGACTTCAGGCGATGCCGACACAGTAGATGGACAACACGCAAGTGCCTTTGCACCGGCAAATCACACACACGATGGCCGGTACTATACCAAGGCAGAAGTAAATAATCTATTAACCAATAAGGCAAATCACAGAGTTGCAAAACTACTCATTTTTTATGCTTATCCTTCAAGTATAAACAGTACATATGATAATCAACGAGCGGGGGCAATCTTCTCGCAGTATGATCTGGTAGTCTTTCCAGAAAATGCAGAACAACCAACACATCTAGACCATTATAATTTAGTTGAAATTATAAAGTATATAAAGCAGTACAACCCATTTACAAAAATGTTTGGTTATATTCCTACAGGCAACAGAGCGGGGATTGATAAATGCTATACAGTAGACGAAATATATTCCAAAGCACAGAAGTGGAAAGATTTAGGAGTACACGGCATATTTCTAGATGAATTCGGTTTTGATTACAATAACGATAGAACTAGACAAAACGATATTTTAGACGTAGTTCATTCTCTGGGATTAATAGCATTTGTAAATGCGTGGAATCCAGATGATGTATTTGGTGGTACAACTACAATTCATTGGTTGAATGGTATTGATTGGTATTTGCTTGAAAGCTTTGGCTCAGTTGCAGATGGAACTAATTGGTATTGGGTTTCAAGTGCAGATGTATTCTATAGAGCTTGGCAGGTAAAATATCAATATTCTGATTTCAATATCAATGTTGCTGGAGTAGCAACAGTAAATACGGATGACCAAGCAGAAACGGTTTACAAAATCATGTATGTTATTTCCACAGCTTATGGAATTGACGCTTTTAACGTTGCAAAGGCTTATTACTATGCACTTGATGTAAATCTTTTAAACATACCAACACTACCTGATTATGCGGGGAACTATAAAGGAAATCACGAACCTTATGCTGAAACAACTAATTGGACTTTGTCCAGTGGTACAGTTTTAACAGGATGTGAAAGACGTTATGGAAAATCCGCAGTAGGAGACTATGAGTTTGTTTGGCATGATGCAACTCCTGAGCCTGTATATATCTTTCTTTCAAACTTTTTTGAGTATGACAAGGAAAAGGGGAGTTTAGACTTATTCACCAACGCAGGAAAGATCATTAAAGCAATTTCTGGAAATTCGTTCACAGAAATAGACGGTGGGAAAATCACCACAGGAATTATCAAAGGGCATTACGATACGACAAAAATTGATCTGAATAACGACATAATTGATGTTGGAAATGGGCTTGTTAAAGCAGGGAAAGGCGTTTTAAGCAATGGCGGCAATGGGATACGCATCAACGCTGATAATCTTGAAGTTGAAGGTGAAATTGACACTTCATATCTTAAGTTAGAGAAAAGTGCTATAATTGATTTGAATGAGTATGTAAGTATTATATCTAAAAATAACGTACTTTTAGGTTCTAATTTGAGTCAAGTCTGGCATCAATATTCTATACCAACCTATGACATATTATCCACACAATCTCTTATAACTGCAAAAGGTACGAAACAATATTTAAATAATGTTCCAATTAAACTGCGCGTTAGATTTTTAATAGATACAACACAAGATACAATACAAGCATATTATAAGTTGGATTATAACGGTGTAAATATTTACACAAGCCCGACACAAGGATATGCGGGTTCAATTACTTTTGATGATATATTTGATTTTTATTCTATGGCAACACCAGCCACAGGGCAAGAATTGTCAATAACAATCTTTTATATGCCTAATTCGACGCTAAATGATATCTGGTTGCAGTATCTATATATCGAAGTGCCAAAAACGTTATTTATTGTTCATGCAATTTAAAAAAGATAACGACATGCTATCGAGTGAGGTGATCATAATGATGTATTTAATCTTTCTTCTTATCGGCGCCCTAGCTGGCGCCATTCTTTCTTTATTCTTGGTCTATAAATCTAAAACTCATCTAAAAGCGATGGATCAACACATAGCCAAAATAGAGGAAGAGCGCGAAGCCCTGAAAAAAGCATTAAACCAGTTAAAGGAGGAAGCGGAAGATGTTAAGGAAACTAAAGCTTATCATAATATTAATGATGCTCTTCGCAAGCTCGATGATACTATTAGCAAACTCAGGAAGTAACTATAAATTTATAAAGGAAGAAAACGGTAAATACTACCTTGAGGAAGAAGATGTAATAGCGCTCGCTAATTACATTCAACAACTAGAAGATTTAAACAAAAACTATTTAGAGCAAATCAAAACATTAGAAAAGATGATTGCAACGTACGAAGCTGAAATAGCAGCTTTAAAGGAACAAGTTCAAAACTTACAAAACCAATTAGAGGCGGAGCGAGCAAGAACGTGGCTAACCACAGCCACAGTTATTGCGGCTATTGCATTAGGATCCACCATATTACTATTCGTGAAAGGAGGATAAAGCATGGAACACTTCATGGCATGGTTTATACCAATCTTGTCTATTATAACAACTTCTTTAACTACATTAGCAACTTGGAATCTACGAATTAGCGCGGCTACAATGAAAGAGTTAGCAGAAGCAGTTAAAATGTTACAAATAGAAATAGCAAAGCATGATGTGAGACTAGACCACCTTGAAAGGAGTGTTAAAAATGAATGACAAATTTCTATCAAGAAAATTCATAATGGCTATCATTATCTTTGTAATTGTGCTTGTGTATTTCACTTTTGGAAAAATCAGCGAAGAAAATTTCATCCAGGTTCTATTTACAGTATATGGACTTTACGTAGGAGGCAACGTGACAACGAAGTTCCTCAGAAAGGAGTGATACTATGGACAAAAAATTAGCTGATATTCTTAATGAATTACACATGGAAGTTGCAGTGCAACTCCTTGAAAAGATTAAGTCGGGCCAAGCTACTGCTAAAGATTATCAGGCAGCAATAGCCTTGCTTAAACACAACAACATCACTGTAAATCCAGCAAAGATGACTGGAGAAGATCCGATCTCAATTCTCCAACAAACCCTCTCTGAAGAGTATCTAGAGGTGGTTGGACCTGAGGTGGTGGACTAAAGTGCCACTTGAAAACGTAACCGTAGAAGATTTAAAAAAGGATTTTAGGTTATTTGTTTCATATCAATTCGCACGATTAAGGCTCCCACCGCCTACACCGATCCAACTTGCTATTGCTGACCTTTTGCAGAACAATGATGATCACTTGATTCTTATGGCATTCAGGGGCGTTGGTAAGTCTTTGCTTACCTCATTGTTCACTGTTTGGAAAATCTGGAATGATAGGCAATTAGAAGTTTTGATAGTCTCAGCTAGTTCCCCACGTGCAATTGAATTCGCAACGTTCACTAAGAGAATAATTGTAGAAGATCCGATCTTGAAAGAGATGGCGCCAGACAGGCGCTTAGGTTTAAGAGATAGTGTTCTTGCGTTTGATGTTCAAGGTAAAAGACCATCGCACGCACCTTCTGTAAAGGCTGCTGGTATCACAGGGCAAATTACAGGTTCGCGTGCGGACATAATCATCGGTGATGATATTGAAATCCCAAACAACTCGTATTCAATTGAAGCAAGACAGAAGTTGCTCGAACAAACAAACGAATTAACCAACGTTTTAAAACCTCAAGGTAGGTTGATCTTTCTAGGGACACCACAAAGTGAAGAATCAATTTACAGAAAGCTCATTTCAACAGGTATTTACAATGTCGCTATCTTTCCTGCGAGGTATCCGAAAGATATCTCTGTATACGGACCGAATGGTATTTACCTTGCTGAATTCATTAAGAAGCGCATGGAAGAAGATCCATCGCTCATTGGACATTCGACAGAGCCAGGAAGATTCCCTGATGAGCTCCTTGAGGTTAGGGAAGCTTCAATTGGTAAAAAAGCATATGCCTTGCAATACATGGTAGATACTACGTTATCTGATGTGGACAAGTACCCATTGAAGCTTAGAGATGCTATTGTGCATGCTGCTGATTACCACAAAGCACCATTAAGCTTAACCTGGGGACCATCAATTTCAACAAGGCTTAAGGACATTGAATGCTTTGGACTCGAGTCTGATGGTTTGTTCTTGGCTTCAAATGTTTCGGAAGAAATGGTTCCATATGAATATAAAGTTATGGCAGTTGATACTGCTGGTGAAGGATCAGACGAAACTGCGTACGCTATAGTTGCGTATGCAGCTGGTAAGATTTACGTATTGGATTACGGTGGAATTCCAGAGGCTGCGTATGATGATAAGACTTTGAAAACTCTTGCTAAGAAAGCACTAGACTACAACGTTAGCACTATAATAACTGAAGAAAACTTTGGGCTTGGAATGTTCAAAAAAGTCTTTGAGCCTGTCTTGAGAGAGATGGGAGTGCGAGCATCCGTAGAAGTCAAACGCGCGACCAAGCAAAAAGAAAAACGTATCTTGGAAGTTCTTGAACCGCTCTTCAATCAGCACAAGATTGTTATAAACTATCAACCGTTGTTTGAGGAATATTCAAAAGTTAAGACAGGAGACTTGACTGTAGAATACACGTTGCAATATCAATTAACACATTTGTATGATGGCAGACATGCCTTAACACACGATGACCGCGTAGACGCTCTTGCTATGGCTGTTCAACAGCTTGTGGATAGGTTGGGCTTATCTGAAAAAGAAGAACAGAAAAGAATTCAAGACATGCTATGGGAAGAAGAAATAAGAAGCTGGGAACGCTACGCAAATCGTGGCAAAACAAAGCCGAAGGACATACGCGAACAGTTCAACCGATTATGGAGGTGATAATATGCCTGGACAGTACGACAATATCCAAGAGCTTCTAGAAGGACTGAAATTGGACAAGAACCAAATTAAAGACTTGATCAATTTACTTAACCAAAAGCTTAAGCCATACAAATACAATGAAAAACCAATAATCAGATCTGGAGTTAGCAACTTCACAGTTAAAGGCTTCTTTGGTAACATAAAAACGCCGCCTGTAAAACAAACGCTGACTGTACGACCAAAAATCCCAAAGCTACTACCAACACCAATCTGGCCACCAAAGTTCGTTCCTAAGCCACCTGGCGAGCCAGTAAAGCCACAACCAAAGCCAATTGAGCCAGTAAAGCCACAACCAAAGCCAATTGAGCCAGTAAAGCCACAACCAAAGCCAATTGAGCCAGTAAAGCCACAACCAAAGCCAATCGAACCAGTAAAAAAACAAACAAAGCGCGTTCCTAAGCAACCTAGTAAGCCAGTAACAAAACCGTTACTTGGCAGTAACTATATTAC